TTACGATGAACTTTTAGACAGAGCCGTGTCTAAATTTGTTCCGGCAGATGATCTGATAGTTCCATACACTGCAACTTCTTTAGAAGATGCAGAATCAATTGTTCACGTTTTAAAAATATCTGAAAACGATTTAAGAAAAAAACAAGTAGCAGGTTTTTATAGAGACGTAGAAATTACACCAGGCTACTCACAAGAAACAGAAGTAGAGAAAAAAGAAAGAGAACTAGAAGGTGTTAGAAAAACTAGAGATGAACAAATGTTTACAATTCTAGAGTTTCACACAAATATAGATCTTGAAGGTTTTGAAGATAAAGACGAAGAACAGAATCCGACAGGAATAAAACTTCCTTACATTGTAACGATCGATACATCGTCAAGAGAAGTTTTATCTATCAGAAGAAATTATAAAGCTGAAGATCCGTTAAAAAATAAAATTGAATATTTTACTCATTTTAAATTTTTACCTGGACTTGGTTTTTATGGTTTCGGCTTAATCCACATGATCGGTGGATTATCAAGAACTGCAACGAATGCACTCAGACAATTATTGGATGCTGGTACGTTTTCAAATATGCCAGCTGGATTTAAACAAAGAGGTATTCGTGTCAGAGATGAAGCGCAATCGATACAACCTGGAGAGTTTAGAGATGTAGATGCACCCGGAGGAAACATTAGAGATGCATTTATGCCTTTACCTTTCAAAGAACCATCAGCAACATTATTACAGTTAATGGGAATTGTGGTTCAAGCAGGTCAACGATTTGCCGCCATAGCTGACATGCAGGTCGGTGACGGCAACCAACAGGCAGCTGTTGGAACGACCATTGCCCTCTTAGAGCGTGGCTCCAGGGTCATGTCAGCCATACATAAAAGATTGTATGTGGCGTTGAAACAAGAGTTTGTTTTATTAGCAGATGTATTCAAAACTTATCTGCCACCCGAATATCCTTACGATGTTGTAGGTGGACAAAGAAATATTAAAGTTATGGATTTTGATGATAAGATAGATATTTTACCTGTTGCAGATCCAAATATATTTTCACAATCACAAAGAATTACTTTAGCTCAAACAGAACTACAACTTGCAATGTCAAATCCACAAATGCATAATTTATACGAAGCATATAGAGATATGTACAATGCAATTGGTGTTAAAGATGTAAATAGAATTTTACCACCACCACAACAACCAATGCCAATGGACCCAGCTACAGAAAATATTTTAGCTATGACTGGAAAACCTTTTCAAGCATTTAAAGGTCAGGACCACAGAGCACATATTACTTCGCATTTAAATTTTATGGCAACTAATATGGTAAAAAATAACCCAATGATTATGGGTTCATTACAAAAAAACATTTTTGAACACATTTCTTTAATGGCACAAGAACAATTAGAGGTAGAGTTTAGGGAAGAGATACAACAATTAATGCAATTACAACAAATGGCACAAATGAATCCTGCAATGGGACAAAGTCCAGAGGTTCAACAACAAATTATGCAGCTAAGTATGGCTATTGAAGCAAGAAAAGCTAAGTTAATTGCTGATATGACACAAGAATTTAAGGACGAAGAAAACAAAATTATGGGTGATTTTGGAAATGACCCAATTGCTAAGTTAAAAGCAAGAGAATTAGACCTTAGAGCTATGGATAATGAACAAAAACGTACCCAAGCAGAGCAAAGATTAAATCTAGATAAGTCAAAAGCGATGATGAATCAAGATTTACAAGAAGAAAAGCTTGATCAAAACGAAGAATTAGCTAAACTAAGGGCTAATACATCGATTGAGAAAACTATTTTAGGTAAAACTCTTCCGAGTTCGGATAAAATGCCTGGAAATGTTGCAATCATTCGAAAAACTGGAGAATAAATATGAAAAAAAATAAAAAATCAAGTCACGCAGGCATGACTCATGTAAATCATGACATGTTTTTAAATAAAGACGGTTTTCCAAACGGTGGAGTAGAGGTTGAAGTTTCAAAACCAACTGAAACTCAGTCTGTTGAGGTAAAAGGTCAAAGAGCGATGCTTGCAGAAAAGAAAAGCAAAGCAGATTGGTATTAATATGTGGTTTAGTGCTATTAAATTAGCCGTTTCTGCTGGAAGCAAGATATATGCCAACAAACAAAAAGCTAAAATGGCTATGTCTGATGCACAATTATTGCATGCAGAGCGACAAGCTCGTGGTGAGGAAGCTTATCAGGGTAAATTGCTAGAAGCCCGACAGTCAGACTGGAAAGACGAGGCCGTACTCGTAATTCTTAGCATGCCCGTGTTGGTGCTCGCCTGGGCAGTCGTATCAGATGACCCGTCTGCTATGGACAAAGTCAAACTCTTTTTCGATATGTTTTCACAGCTCCCGTCATGGTTCACTAATCTTTGGATACTTGTAGTCGCAAGCATATATGGTATAAAGGGAACACAAATATTCCGAAATGGAGGAGGTAAAAAATAATGTCTAAGAAAAAACGAAGAATAAAAAAACTTCTTAAAGGTTTAGGTATGGGTGCTGCGCTTTTTGGTGCAGGTAAAGCTTTAATGAATAGAAAAGATAAAGCAAATCAAATGAAAGAATTTTTAGCAACTGAAGGTGGTGATATATCTATTCTTCCTAAAGCAAAAAGATTTGTAAACGTGCAAGGTAAAATGGCTTTTCCAGTTGATGTAGATGCTATGCCTTTTGAAATATCTCAAAAAGTAAAAGATTATGGATTTAACACGAATAGGAAAGATTTAGGAGTACCTGTACCTAGATTTAATCCAACGATGATGTTAGACTCTGGTCTTAGGGAAGGAGATTTTGCAGCTAAAGATGGTGGACGAGCTAGAAAATCTAAATTTTCTAAAAAGAAAAAGAAACAAGCAAATAGGAGTAGAAAAAAATAATGCCTGGAACAATGATGATGAAAAGACCTATGATGAAAAAAGGTGGCAAAGCTTTAAAAAAAGTTAAGCCAAATCAAAAAGGTTTAAAAAAATTACCCAGAAAAGTTAGAAACAAAATGGGTTATATGAAAAATGGTGGTAGAGCCAAGTAATGGCTAGACCAGGTTTATATGCAAACATTCACGCTAAAAGAAAGCGTGGAGGTAAGATGCGAAAGAAAGGTGCAAAGGGTGCACCTAAAGCATCTGATTTTAAAAGAGCAAAACAAACAGCAAAAAAATAATGACTAAACTTTGTCCTAGAGGAAAATCGGCAGCGAAAAGAAAATTTAAAGTGTATCCGTCAGCATATGCTAACGCCTACGCTTCTAAGATTTGTGCTGGTAAAATTAAAGATCCCTCTGGTGTAAAGAGAAAAGATTTCAAAGGACCTAAACCTGCTGGAAAAAAAGATGGCGGTAGAATAAATTTTAGAGGTGGTGGAATCTGTAAAAAAGGAATGAATAAAAAAATTCTAAGAGCATAAAATGGCTGGGTTAAAAGAATGGTTCAAACAAGATTGGGTCGATATCGGAGCCAAGAAAAAAGGCGGAGGTTTTAAAAAATGTGGAAGAAAATCTGCAAGTGGTTCAAAAAGAAAGTATCCAAAGTGCGTGCCTGCTGCAAAAGCAGCAAGGATGACAGACTCTCAGAGGCGGAGTGCCGTTGCAAGGAAAAGAGCTAAGCCTCAAGGTGTAGGTGGTAAACCTACAAATGTTAAAACATTTGCAAAAAGAAAAAGCATGAGCATGGGAGGTTTAGTTTGAGAAAACAAGATAACATGCCTGCTAGAAATAAAAAAAATTTTCGTTCGACTAAGTCGGGCGCGGGTATGACACGAGCCGGTGTCAAAGCTTATAGAAGAATGAATCCCGGCTCTAAACTAAAAACAGCGGTCACTGGCAAAGTCAAACCAGGATCAAAAGCTGCCAAAAGACGTAAATCGTATTGCGCAAGAAGCGCAGGACAAATGAAAAAGTTTCCAAAGGCTGCGAAAGATCCTAACTCAAGACTAAGACAGGCGCGTAGAAGATGGAAATGTTAAATGGCTGATCCCAAAGTAGGCACTGGTAAAAAACCAAAAGGTTCTGGTAGGAGGTTATACACCGATGAGAATCCTAAAGATACTGTTGGAATTAAGTTTGCGACTCCTGCTGATGCTCGTAAGACTGTTGCAAAAGTTAAAAAGATATCTAAACCGTTTGCAAGGAAAATACAAATTTTAACTGTTGGAGAACAGCGTGCCAAGGTTATGAAAAAACATCAAGTCGCTGCAATCTTTAAGAAAGGAAAGGAGTCAATAAGAAATGAGAAGAGCAATACTAGACGCGCTAAAAGCTAAATACGAAGCTGAAATAGCGGAAGCAGATGCTACTGCAAATATCTATTTAGATAATTCAGTAGGTATAGGAGAACATCCACAACACATCGAAGAGGTAAACAAACAAATTGAAAAGATAGCTAACGCAAAAGAAAAATTAGATGTGTTAGAAGAGTTTGAGCCTGAAAGGAGCGTGTTATAATGGATTTTGTAGAGAAAATAAGAAGAATAATTAAAATGAGACACGACGATGTGGTCATTGCAATGACTAACGGTAATGTTGACAATATGGAAAAATACAATTATATGTTAGGTCAGATACGAACATATCAGTATTTATTACAGGAGATATCCACCCTGCTAGATAAAAAGGAGCAAAATGACAGTGAAGGAACAGTTATCAGCATCAAAACAAAAGATAGTTCTACCAAATAAAGAACTAGTTGGTGTTAAAAAAGAAGAAAAAAAAGAAATAGACGAATCATCAAAACTTCCCGAACCTACAGGCTGGAGAATTTTAGTTTTACCTTTTAAACAAAAAGAAAAAACTAAAGGTGGTATATTATTAGCAGATGAAACAGTAGAACGATCACAAGTAGCATCGACTTGTGGTTTAGTTTTAAGAATGGGTCCACACTGCTATGATAAAGAAAGATACCCAGAAGGACCTTGGTGTAAAAAAGGTGATTGGATTATCTTTGCAAGATACGCTGGATCACGAATTAAAATCGATGGGGGTGAGATAAGACTTCTCAATGATGATGAAGTTTTAGCGACCGTGGAAAACCCTGAAGATATATTCCACGAATTTTAATCATAGAGGAGTAAAACTATGCAAGAAGAAGAAAAGAAAACAATTGATATCGACACATCTGGTCCAGATGTAGATGTTGAATTGCCAGAAGAAAAAACAGAGGAAGTTGTAGAACAACAAACAGAGGACACAACAAATGAAACACAAGACCTTAAAGACGGTGGTAGCGCCGATGACGCATCTGAGAAACCTGTGGAGCAGTCTACTGGTGAGGAAGGTGATAAACAACAAGACAACAGTAAGCAAATTGAAGAGTATTCTGAAGGCGTTAAAAAGCGAATAGCTAAATTAACAAAAAGAATGCGTGAAGCTGAAAGGCAAAAAGAAGAAGCTTTACGTTATGCAGATAGTGTTAAAAAGGAAAGAGACCAATTTAAAACTACAGCAGACTCTTTAGATAAAAATTATGTTGCAGAAATGGAAGGTAGAATTACTTCTTCTATTGCAGCGGCTCAAGAAAAATTAAGAGCGGCTAGACAAGCAGAAGATACTAAAGCTGAAACAGAAGCTTTAGCAGACATTTCTCAACTTGGTTATGAACAAGGTAAATTAGCTGAATTAAAAACTGCACATCAAATGCAGGAAAAAGAAGCTAAAGAAAAACCTGTTGATCAATCATTATATCAACAACCGCGAAGACAGGCTCAAACTCCACCAGATCCTATGGCAGAGGCTTGGGCTGAAAATAACGAGTGGTTCGGTAAAGACAGTGCAATGACGTATACAGCGTTTGATTTGCATAGAAAACTTACCGAAGAAGAAGGAATTGACCCTAGATCTAAAGAATATTATGATGAAATAGACAAGAGAATAAGACTTGAATTTCCCCATAAATTTGATACATCTAAGGACAAACCAGTTAGTAAACCTACACAAACTGTTGCCTCTGCAACGCGTAGTACAAAGACTAACCGTAAATCTGTGAAACTCACTTCATCACAGGTCGCAATAGCGAAA